CCTGCTTTGAGCATTAGTTAACAATGCCTCGACTGAACATTTTGACGATGTTATCGACCGCATAGGGCACTTCGTAGCCCTGCGCTTCTCCTACTGTCTCGCGCTGGTTGTACCAGTGGCCGACGAGCATCTTGATCGCTTGTTTTAAAATCGCTGGCACCGCTGCTGCGTTGCCGCAACCTGCGACATAAGTCACCACGATGGAGTTGTAATCGTCGAGGTAGTCAGGCCAAGTCTCATCGTAAGCGGGCATGACACGACCCGGGTTCGAGGTTATGTCAACCTGATAAAGTTCGTTGTTCCATGTCTGAAGGTTGCCATCGAGGTCGTAATATTGGATTGAGCTCACCGACTGAACTGGGCCTTCGAGGTAGAGGATGCCGCTGTCGGGGAAGTCATCGATCGAAAGCGCAAGAGTCTGCGTCACCATTTTGTGACTGGCCATCTGCTCGAGCTGCTGTCGCGCTGCGGTGATGAGCGTATTAATTAGAGCGTCATCGTCGTTGCCATCGATACGGCTGTGCAGTTTCATTTCTGCGAGGGTGATCGGTTCGGTCGCTGGAGGAGTGACAACTGTCAACATTAGCGTTTCTCTTTTTGTTTTTTCGAGGTTGCCTTCTCAGCCTTGATTTGTCGGGTTTCCGAGACCGGAGGAACGAGCGCTTCTTCAGCGCTCGCCCATCCGAGTCGGATGCAATTAGCCGCTTCATCGAGCGGGAGGTCGTACACCAGATTTGCATCATAGGTGAACGACAGGCCCGCCACGGAAGTATGAAATTTAATTTTCATTAGCTAGCTGCCATTACCATATGCTTGATTGGATCAGTGCCAGCGTCGAGGATTCTTCCGTCGTGACGGGAGAAACCAACAAAGCCAACTTGGTGGTAATCAGCGTATCGTTCTTCAAGGCGCAAGAGTGTGAAGTCCTGAACATCTCGAATGATATACTTGGAAAAATCACCGAAGAAGATGGCCTTCGCAGATGCTGCGAGGGTTGCACAATCTTGATTGATCACAATCGGGGAACCGAGCAAAGTACCAGGGGATGCGGCACTAATATCGGGCTGGAAGATCGGGCGATTCTGATCATCGACCAATTTTCGCACCGCTTTAAAAGTGGTGTCGTGCATCATGAACTTAGCATTGCCACGGTAGGAAGGGTCAACCGAGTGCTGAAGATCCAAGAGCTCGGAGTAGGTGATAGCTGCAACAGCGGCAGCGGTAACACCAGCACCCGAAGCGGTGATGCCTTGTGGCTTAGAGGAGTTGTCACCCGTCGTGAAATGGGTGTTAAGGATTCTTGCGATCCTCTCGCCCAAAGCGCCACCGATGAAACTTTCTAGATCGATCGCAGAGTCTTGCAAGAGTTCAGCAGAAACTCGGATGAGCTTCGATGAATACTTATAAGCTGCCAAAGTGATCTGGCCGAAAGTGATATCTTGCTCAGCAACTTGAGTGTTTTCAGCAAGGATTGCGCCAACATTACTGTGATCGCTCACGGTAGGTATTGGCAACGAATTACCTTCGGCTGTTCGCAAGATGGTTGCGACTTCTCGCATCCCGCCGAACGACAGCAAAGAGGCTTCAAGCTGATTTAGGAAACCTTGGGGAACGGTATAACCACCAGCGGCAGCGGTCAAGGATTGCGCACGGGCTTCGGCTTGTGACTTAGGAGCTTTAGCGTTGAGCTTGAAGCTCAAGCGATTGTTGCCAAGTTCAAGGCCAGAGCGCTGTGCAGCGTTTCTTTGTTCATTGGAGGCACCGTTTACGCTATGAAATCCGAGCCATCCTCGTAAGGCCAATGCTCTATCTGAAGTGCTTTGACGATCGCCAAAATCGCGCACAAACGCAGGCGCTTCGATCGGTGAAGAGCGACGCACTGCGGGTCTTTTAGAGGAAGCTTCCAAGCTTGCAAGCTTTTCGCTGCGAGCGGAAGCGGCTTCTTCGGGTGCGGCTTCTGTTGGGGCTGCGCCTTCGAGTTCGCTGATGCGGGCTTCGTGTTCGTCAACCTGAGAAACCAAAGCCTCAAAAGCGGTAGCTTCTTCGGGGGTCAGTTCTCGCTTTTCGGTGGTGCCGTTAGCGTGGATCGCACGGGCTTCGGCAAGTTTTGCGGTGCGCTGGTTGCGCAGGGTTTCGATTTCGGTCATGGTGTGGATTCCTAATATTTTTGCTATTAGGGCAGTGCATCAGTCTCGGTGAGAGACATAAAAAAACGCACAGGCCCCTAGTTCGGGAAACTGTGCGTAAAGACTGCACTGATTTCGATAGACCGATTAAACCACGGATCTGCGATCCGTCAACAATCGTGCCAAAAAAAAAGGCCCGCCGGTGAAGGCGAGCCTAGGGAGAGCGGGGGCGCAAAGAATTAAGCTTCGTGTTAAGCCCTTAGATAAAAACCTACTTCCTTCAATTTTATCTTAATAGCTTTCACAGCAGCAGACCCAATGCGGGGGAGCATTGTTAGCTCCTCTTCTGAAAATTTTAAAAGGTTTGAAATGGTTGCGGGTGGTGCGCAGTGTGTATCAAGTGTGTATGTTGTACCAGCGGGCAAACCTAAAGAAGAAATAGGTAGACCTAGGAAATCCGACCCTGCTTCTTCTACAACCTCATCGCTCTGCTTTTTCGCAAGATCCGGCTCAAGCAACTCGTAAATTAATTCTGTTGTTTCGGACACTTCAAAGTTCTGCCCTTGCTTGGTAAACACCTTGGAGACGGTCAGGTGAACATCAGACCCGCCTACTTGGAGCACGGTCAATATTTCTTTCTTCTTGATTATTACGGGGTTGCCACTAATGGCATCTGTCAATTGCACGAAATGTCTCATCTCGCATATCCTTTTAAAAGGTTTTAAACTTTCTTGGGTCGTCCGGGTGGACGGCGCTCCAAGGTCGGGAGGTCTGCTGGATCGATCAGATAGTCACGCCCGATGCGCTGGGCCCGGAGCTTCCCCGAGGCGATCAACGCCTGCACCCGCCTCGGAGTGACCCCGAGGAAGGCAGCGGCTTTGGATACGGTGATAAGGTTAGTCATTAGGCATCATGATTTCGATTTTACTTAGGATCGACTTCTTCGACGCTTTTTCCGCTTTAGTCTTGCCACGCAAGCCACTAGCGATTTTTTTCATAATTAAATCCTTTACCTTTGCTGGCGCGGTCTTCTTTGGCATTTCAAAAAGTTCTTTCCAGATTCTGCCATCAAAAGACATAAATCCGATAATTTCTTTGCCGTCGTAAACCTTGGCTTCGCCCCAGTTGCCAGCACTATAACCGCAACTTTTCTGTAGCTTGCTAACTTTTGCTCTTAGTTCTTCGATAGTCTTTTCGTAAAGATTCCATGTCATTCCGCCGGTGCTTGCTGATTCTCCTTTGTTTACATCTCCGTGGATGCTGACTTCTAAGCCAAATCTGTTTTCTACTTTTTTGATTACTTTGTTCTTAGTCATTTCTATCTCCTTTTTAGCCCACCCGACTGATCACTTGTCAGTCGTTATGTGGTTAGTATATAGTATTGTTCGCTGTGACGAACTATTTATTATAGATAATTAGAAAGTATTTTTACGAATTTTCTAAAAGCTCTATTTTTATAGGCTTTGGTAGGGTGGAGGAATTCCCCCACCCTAGTCCACGGAAAGGCGTTTGCGTGAACTAAGGCGGTTGCTTAGTCCAAGTTGCTGAACTACCGATCACCCCGGAGGCGAAGCTCCCGCAGGCGTTGCGCTGACCTGATGGCGTCCTGGGTGTAGATCGAAAGCGACCTCACAGCCACCGAGGTGTCCGGGTAAGCGGGATAAGTCACCACACTCACATCGTGGAGCTCCACGGCGAGAAGACTGCGCACCCGTTTACCGTCCACCAGATCCCAAGCGTCTTCACTGGTGGTGAAAGCAAAGCTCATCTGCGAGACATCGCCTCTGGCCATGACTGCCATTAAATCAGCAGCATATTGGGTATCGGGCGGGTCGATGGTAACCTTGAGCCCTGTCGCATCGCTCTCGAGTCTTAGCGTGCCCGAGACGGTGCGCCCGAGGATGAGGCTCGGATTATGATCAATGAGCGCCCTCACATCGGGGTTGCTGTCGAGGGAGCGGGTGAATGCACCAGGGCGAACGAACTCCCGAAAGCCCCCGAGGTCTTCTGAGGAAAGATCGTATTTCGCTGCGTAGCCGATGATCTTTTGCGCTGCGACATCAACTCTGAGCTCGGTGCTGAACCTGCGTTCGACGGTATTAGTTTTCATTGCTGACCCCTTTCATGGTGTTGATCTTTTCGGAAACTGCTTCGGCAAGTTTCGCTGCGGTCACACTGCCTGAGAAATCTAGCCAAGTTGAACGGAACTGATCGAGATGCCTTTGCACATGGCCATCGAGATCGGTGGTCAGGCCAAACGCCTCGAGCACGGGTGCATAGGCGGACACGACGCGGGCCCGATGCTCGGCACAGAAGTGATCGAGCTTGGTTAAGAACTCTGCGGGTTTGTTGGCAAAGCGCTTCACGGCACTACACTCCACATTTTGCAGGCGTTCACCTGCATCGTCCAAGAGTCTCAGGATTATCGACTCATGAGAGCGAGCGGGTGTGTCCGCTGGAGGGTTTGGTAAGGTTGGTGGAGTTGGTTGGGTTGCCACCAAACTCGGATCGGTTGCAGGCGCTGCCGTGGGTGCGGTGTTGATCGACTGCATATTCATCGGCTGCATATACACATCGCCACCCTCGATCGGGTTCATGTTTTCTTTTTCTCGTATCTCATTCACCGACAACCATCCCCAGTTGCGAGCGACCGAGTACGACTGATAACGGGCAGCGATCTCGCCCCGTAATTTCCCGTCTACATTGAACTCAAAAAAGAAAGTGCCTTTGTCTTTCGGTCTGATAATCTTGCGGTTAAGTTGTTGTTCCCAACGCACCAACCACGGGCGAAGCGTGTCCACGACGAAGCTGATTTCCATCTGCTCGAGGGAGTTGTAGCTCGTCTTGGAAAGATCCTTGAGCTTGTTGGGTGGTAAGTTGAACCACCTTGCGATCTCGATGATTTGGAACTCTCTCGACTGCAAGAACTGCGAATCGTCAGGAGGCACGCCAATCGCTTCCCATTTAAGGCCCGCTTCCAAGAGGGCGACCCGGTGACTGTTTGCACCGCCTGCATGAAGTTCTTCAAATGACCGGCGCAGGTTCTGCCGTGCTTCGGGTGATAGTTGACCAGGGAAAGTTAACACGCCACCGGGCCGAGCTCCTCGCCCAAAGTAGCCAGCACCGAAGCTTTCAATTGCCATCGATAACCCGATCGACTGTCGGGCAAGGCCGATCACGCTGATGCCCGAGATGCCATCGAATGATAGGCCGGGGATGTGCAACATATTGCCAGCGGTGATAAAAGCTTTGCCTCGGTGTAGGTCGTAATAGAGTTCGCCTGACTCGGTGCGTTTGGGCGTCACGATGGTCGGGTCGATGGGCCAGAGCTCGACCACATTCCCCTCGAGGTCACGCACGATTTCGCTGTAAGAGTTTCCATGAAGAAGCAAGTGCGCCATCGAAGCCTCACGCCATTGCAGCGAGCTCATCTCGGGGTTAGGTTCATCATGAAGGAGCGTGTGCAGCGGGTTCGCTTTTGCGTGTGCCTTGCCACCACCCGGCAGGCGTTCGTAGTAGTTGAGCGGTAAGGATGAAACCGACTCGGCAATGCACCTCACCGCAGCGTAAACCGCTGAGTAGGTGAGGGCCGTATCGGGTGTGACGCTGACGCCCGAGTCCGTGGATGCGCCCCCGAAGAGTTCATTCAATCGAGGGTCTTTCAGGTTGCCACCCGATAGGGAAAGCGCCCGAGAGATAAAGCCTTTTATGCGTTCAATCATAGTAGTGTGATTCCTTGGGTGTCGTATATGTTGGTTGCGTTTAAGCTGCTTACTTGCGCCCGTCCGAGCGCCATGATAGTCGCCACGATGCCATCGATTTTCTCGACCGCTTTTCCCTTGTGCATTTTGATGTTGCCTGCATTGTCTCGCTCGACTTGCACATTTGAAAACATCCATCTAAGTACCGGGTTGCCATCGTGTGCGATCTTCTCGGAGAGAACCAAGACCTCAAGTTCTTTACTCGGTGCGGTCATCGCTGCGAAGCCTTGACCGAAGCCAACAAGCCAATCGGGCCTGCCGTTATTCTTGCCCAGCGTTTCCAAATCTTTACTGATCTGGTTGATGTTCCACCTGTCCACTGCGATCTCTTGAATGTTGTACTTTCTTGCTAGGCCATCAATCACCGCCACGACTGCCCTA